CTGCTCCTGATACTTTATCAAGAGATACAATTATATCTTCATCAAACGGTGATGCTGCAGTAAATTTTTCAGCAGGTACTAAAAATGTATTCTGTACATTACCAGCGAAGAAAACTATCTCTCCAGTTATGGATGCAACAACTTTTGTTGTAACTCATAATTCAACTTTATCTGAAGACCAAACTCTAGATTCAGGCGTATTAGCAGGACCAGTAACTATTACTGGAACACAAACCGTAACAGGAACATTGGTAATTATTTAAATGAGTAAAATAGAAGTTAATCAAATATCATCACAATGCGGATCAACATTAACGATTGGTCAATCAGGTGATACGGTTACTTTAGCAGCTGGTGCAACTCAAACAGGTTTTGGAAGAACTGGAACTGTTGATTGGGACACTACAGCAAAGACAGCTAGCTTTACCGCTGTTAGTGGTAATGGATATTTTGTAAACACTACTTCAGGTGCAATTACAGTAACTTTACCAGCAGGATCAGCAGGTTCAATTGTATCATTAAAAGATTATGCAAATACTTGGAATACAAATAAGTTAACAATTACACCAAATGGAACAGATAAGATTAATGGTGTTAATGAAAATGCAGTTTTAAATACAGCAGATCAATCTGTAACTTTAGTTTATGTAGATAGTACAAAAGGCTGGAGAGCCGTTCAAGATTCAACATCAGGCGTTACTGGTGGTACATTTATTACAGCAACAGGTGGAACAATTACAACTTGTGGAAACTGTAAAATTCATACATTTACAGGACCAGGAACATTCTGTGTATCATGTGTTTCAAGTTGTGCTGCTAACAATAGAGTTTCATATATGGTTGTAGCAGGTGGAGGTTCAGGTGGTGGAGGTTATCAAGCAGGTGGCGGTGGAGCTGGTGGGTTTAGAGAAGATAAATCTCCTGTAACACCTTACACAGCTTCTCCTTTAGATGGTGCAGGTCCTATAACAGTTACAGCCTCACCTTATCCAATTACAGTAGGTGGAGGCGGAGCAGCTCAATGTACCCCACTAACAAAAGGTAATTCAGGTTCAAATTCAGTTTTTTCAACAATCACATCTGCAGGTGGTGGTGGTGCAGGAACGTTTAGTCCTTGTTCACCTACTGCTGCTGGTATTTCTGGTGGTTCAGGTGGTGGTGCAGGTCATATACCAGGAGGTGCTCCAGGAGGAGCAGGTAATACACCTCCAGTAAGTCCTTCACAAGGAAATAATGGTGGTGCTACAGGTAATCCTTATTGTCATCCTTATCCAGGTGGCGGAGGTGGAGGTGCTACAGCGGCTGGATCAGGTGGAGCTGGTGGAACTGGTAGTTGTAATGGTTGTGGTGGAAATGGTGCAACAACTTCAATTTCAGGTGGTCCAACAGCTTATGCTGGTGGTGGTGGAGGTGGTGGTTATGGAAATCCTTATACTTGTTCTACAACGATAGATAGTGGAGATGGTGGCACAGGTGGTGGTGGAAAAGGTTCATACGGACCAACTGGTGCAGTTTCTGGAACTACTAATAGAGGTGGTGGTGGAGGTGGAGCTTCAGGTCCTTGGTCAGCTACTAGTGGTGCAGGAGGTTCAGGTATAGTAATAATAAGGTATAAATATCAATAATTATGGCAAGTACAATTAAAGTAAATAATATTCAAAATCAATGCGGTGCTAACATCGCTAACAAATGTGGTTCAACCATTACACTTGGTGCAAGTGGCGATACCATTACTCTTGCATGCGGTGCATCACAAACAGGATTCGGTAGAACTGGTACAGTAGACTGGGATACCACAGCTAAAACAGCATCATTCACAGCAGTGAGTGGTAATGGTTATTTTGTTAATACTACAAGTGGAGCTGTGACAATGACTTTACCTGCAACTCCATCTGCTGGAGATATTGTAAGTGTTAAAGATTATGCAGGAACTTTTGGAACAAATAATTTAACGATTGCTAGGAATGGATCTAATTTAGATGGTAATGCTGGAGATAGAACTGTTTCGACAGATTTTCAAAATTTTACAATGGTATATGTAGATGGAACTCAAGGTTGGATTTCAACAGGTTCTGGTTCAGATACACTTGGAGTAATACCTGAATATATCTGTGCAACAGGTGGAACAGAAACCACATGTAATAATTACAAAATTCATACTTTTACAGGACCTGGTACTTTTACAGTTAACAGTTTAGGTAATCCAATTGGAGGTCCTAATACTGTAGATTATTTAGTGGTAGCTGGAGGTGGTGGGGGTGGTGGTGCTCACCATGGAGCAGGTGGTGGAGCAGGTGGATTTAGAGAATCTTCAGGTGCTGCTTCTGGTTGTTATGCAACAAGTCCTTTAGGTGCTTGTGTTTCAGCTTTACCAGTAAGTGCTACAACATATCCAATTACAGTAGGTGGCGGTGGAGCTGCCCCTGGTACATCACCTCCAGCTATTCCACCAACACCTGGTTCAAATTCTGTTTTCTCATCAATTACATCGACAGGTGGAGGTGGTGGAGCTGGTGGACCTCTTAATGGAGAACCTGGTGGTTCAGGTGGTGGTGGAGACGATACTAATAGTCCTGCTACAATAGGAGCAGGTAATACTCCTCCAGTAAGTCCACCACAAGGTAATCCTGGAACAGTGTCAGGTTATGGATCTCCCCATTATGGAATGGGTGCTGGTGGTGGAGCAACAACTTCAGGAACAGCTGGCACACCTTCTGCAGGTGGTAATGGTGGTAATGGAGCTACAACTTCAATTTCAGGATGTTCAGCAACTTATGCTGGTGGTGGAGGAGGTTCAAGTTATATAGGTGGAGCTGGTGGTGCTGGTGGACCTGGCGGAGGTGGAACTGGTACAACTGGAGGACCATCCCCAGTCGCAGCAAATGGAACAGCTGGAACAGCTAACACTGGTGGTGGCGGTGGAGGAGGCGAAAGATGCGTTCCTTGTGAGGGTGGAAAAGCTGGTGGTTCAGGTATAGTAATAATAAGATATAGGTATCAATAGGTAAATTATGAGTGAAGTAAAAGTAAATAAAATTAGTCCAAGAACAAATTGTGGTACAACACAATTAGGGGATGCTGGAGATACAATCACTGTTACAGGTGATCTAAAATCGAATTCATTAAAATCAGCATCAGGTTCTACAATTACATTAGGACAATCAGGTGACACAATCCAATTAGGTTGTGGTGCATCACAAACAGGTTTTGGTCGTACAGGTACAGTGGATTGGGATACGACTGCGAAGACAGCTTCATTCACAGCGGTTTCAGGAAACGGTTATTTTGTTAATACAACATCTGGAGCAATAACGGTTACATTACCTGCAGGTAGTGCAGGGGATATTGTAAGTTTAGCTGATTACGCAGCTACATGGCAAACAAATAATGTAACAGTTACACCCAACGGAACAGATAAAATTGGTGGAACAAATGCAAATGCAACTCTTTCAACACAAGGTCAGTCAGTAACATTTGTATATACAGATTCAACACAAGGTTGGTTGAATACTATGGACTCAACTTCTAATGTTAGAGCTTCTGCTTTTATTCAAGCTACAGGAGGAACCATTACAACTTCTGGAGATTACAAAATCCATACATTTACATCTCCTGGAACTTTTTGTGTGACATCTTCAGGAAGTCCATTAGGTTCAACTCAAGTTGACTATTTAGTAGTCGCTGGTGGTGGAGGTGGAGGTAGAGATGATGGTGGAGGAGGTGGAGGAGGTGGTTATAGAGAATCACATTCAACTCCAGTATCAGGTTGTTACACAGCATCTCCTTTAGCAACACCTACAGGAATTACACTTACAGCTACAGGTTATCCAATTACAGTTGGTGGTGGTGGAACAGGAGATCCATCTCCTTCAGCTGTTCCAGCAACGTGTAGACAAGGTTCATCTTCAATTTTTAGTACGATTACATCAGCAGGTGGTGGTGGAGGAGGAAGAAATCCTTCTAGTGGGGGACCTGGTGGTTCTGGTGGTGGCGGCGGTGCCCCAGCAGGCCCTGGAGGAACAGGAAACACACCACCTGTAAGTCCACCTCAAGGTCAACCTGGAGGTATAGGAACTCCTGGTAGTAACGCTGGTGCTGGTGGTGGCGGTGCAGGTGCCGCAGGTGGAAATGCTAGTGGTTGTGTTCCAGCTACTACTGGTGGTAATGGTGGAGCAGGAGCAGGAACTTTAATTAATCCAGCAACTGGAGAACCTTCTGGTTGTACTCAATATTATTCTGGTGGTGGTGGAGGTGGTTCATTTAGTGAGGGTGGAGGTAGTGCTGGTACAGGTGGCATAGGTGGTGGTGGTGATGGTGCTCAATATCCCCCAACTGGTTGTGGACAAGGTGAAGCTGGTACAGCTAATACAGGTGGTGGCGGTGGAGGTGGTGCAACATCATCTGGTCCAAGAGCAGGTGGATCTGGCGGTAGTGGAATTGTTATTATTAGATACAAATATCAATAATATTTATGTGTTTACTAAAATTTAAAATTAATATATAAGGAGAAACATTATGGCACATTTTGCAAAACTAGGAGCAAACGGAAAAGTTATTCAAGTATTAACACTTGATAACAAAGATATGTTAAACGCTGACGGAGTTGAAGACGAAGCAGTAGGTCAACAATATTTAGAACAACACAATAATTGGCCTGCACAAATGTGGATTCAAACTTCTTACAACACATCTGGAGGAAAACATTCTTCTGGTGACAATACCAAAGCATTCAGAGGAAACTATGCAGGTATTGGTTATACTTGGGACGAAGATGATCAAATCTTCTGGCCTAAAAAACCATATGCTTCATGGGTAAAACATATTGCAACTGCATCTTGGAAATCTCCAATCGGTGATGCACCTGCCTTAACTGAAGAACAAATTTCTCAAAACGAGGCTAACACTCATAGATGGTCTTACGCTTGGAACGAAGAAAATCAAACCTGGGATTTGACAAACGAGTTAGCATAATATATATCTGGTGGTGGTATGCAAAAGAAAGTTTTAACAGAGCAAGCTTTATACTTCGGTGACGTTTCAATGCCTAAAGGTTTTGAAATAGATCGAGATAAATTATCAGGCGACATTTTACAATCTACATTTACGAATTCAGAGTTTCCATTTTCAAGAACTTGGGACATGTTAAATACATATATGCGTGAGCATGTAAATTTAGAATATGGTTTCCAACTTGTGAATAAAAGAACTTGGGGTGATATGTATAAACCCAATCAACAGACAGAACCATTACTTAATATTGATCCAGTAGATTTAAGAAATTCACCAGATTACACTTTACTCTATGGTGTAAAAACTAATAACTGTTTTGTAAGAATTTTCTATGACGATAATAGAAGAAAAGGAAGAAGTTGGGATATAGAATTAAAAGATAATATGTTTATCATGTTTCCATCTACGAATATGTATTACATAAACAACAGACAGAAAGATAGTTTGAATTTTGTTCAAACAATAACTTATGAATATATCTAATTATTACTGGTATTTTACTTCAGCAATACCACCAAAACTATGTGATGATATTATTAAATATGGTTTATCACAAGCAGAAACTATGGCGAGAACTGGTGGATATGGAGATAGAGAACTTACTAAAGAAGAAATAAAAGATATGAAAAGAAAAAGAAATTCAGATTTAGTATGGCTTAATGATCCATGGATATATAGAGAATTGCACCCATACATTCATCAAGCAAATAGAGCTGCAGGTTGGAATTTTGAATGGGATAGATCAGAGTCTTGTCAATTTACAAAATATAAACTTAATCAATATTATGATTGGCATTGTGATGGTTGGGATAAACCATATGAAAAACAAGGTCCTGAACACGGTAAAATAAGAAAGCTTTCGATGACTTGTCAATTAACCGATGGGTCCGAATATGAAGGGGGTGAATTAGAGTTTGATTTTAGAAACTATGATCCCCATATGAGAGAAGAAGCTAAACATTTAAGGCAAGCAAAAGAAATACTTCCGAAAGGATCTATTATTGTGTTTCCTTCATTTGTATGGCATAGAGTTAAACCTGTAACGAAAGGAGTGAGATATTCATTAGTCATGTGGAATCTTGGGTATCCGTTTAAATAATGCAAATAACAGAATATTTTAAAACACCAATATGGATTGAAAACAAACCAGAGTTTGTTAAATCCTTAAACAAAGCATCTAATCAATATATTAAAGATGCTAAAAAAAGAGAAAAAGAATTTATTAAAAAGCATGGTGACTTTGGAAGAAGTTATCATTCAACACCACTTACCATGGATAATAACTTTTTAGATTTTAGAAACTATGTAGGTCAAAAGTCTTGGGAGTTTTTAGATTGGTGTGGTTTTGATATGCAACAGTACACAACTATGTTTAGTGAGTTATGGGTACAAGAGTTTGCTAAAAATGGTGGAGGACATCATTCAGCTCATATTCATTGGAATCAACATGTATCAGGATTTTATTTTTTAAAATGCTCTGATAAAACTTCTTATCCAATATTCCATGAACCAAGAACAGGTGCACGAGCTACAAAATTAAAAATGAAACCTGGCAATGGTGTATTTCATGGAACTGAATTAGTACATTTTAAACCAAAGCCAGGCACACTCATTATCTTTCCAGGGTACT